AGGACAAACTGCAACGATCTCATTTTGGGCAAAAGCAGCAAGTGGCACTCCGAGTATTTGTCCAGAATTAGCACAGATATTTGGATCAGGTGGTTCGAGTTCAGTCACGGCAATCGGTGCAACAAAGATTCCAATCACTACTTCTTGGGTTCGGTACACAGTTTCAGGCGTATCAGTGCCATCTATTTCTGGAAAGACAATAGGCACAGGTTCAGAATTGCGATTGACTTTTTGGACGAGTGCAGGTTCTGCCGAAGCCACTCGCAGCGCATCACTAGGAATTCAGACTGCAACAATTTCAATTTGGGGCGTACAGGTAGAGGCAGGTTCAGTCGCTACCGCTTTCCAAACTGCGACAGGAACAATCCAAGGAGAATTAGCCGCCTGTATGAGATATTATCAGGTGTTCAATAGAAATAGTCAGGTAGCAACAGGTCAAGCCTTAAACACAACTACACCTGTCGTTGGATTTCAATTTGTGCAACAAATGAGGGTAGCCCCAACAATTACATTGGCAACCGCTGGTCAAACAGCCGGAACCATCAGTTTTCTAACATCCAGCGGCGGCTATCCAACGACAACAGGTACTCACTCTGCTTTAGGCATTACTCTGAATGGTTTTGAACTTGGCAGTAGCGGTTATTCAGCATCATTTACTGGTGGTAACGCTTCTCTGCTATATGCTAACGGAGCCACCGATATTTACAAAGCAAGCGCGGAGTTATAATTATGAAAACAACCTATGAAGTTATACAAACAGAAACACCTAGCGGAATTGTGGAAACAATCAAGCGGTCAGATGGTGCGTTTATTCCAACAGACCCAGCCAATTCGGATTATCAACGCTATCTAAACCCAGAAGCGGAACAATCCACACTTGGACTGGTCAATAGCGACAATCCTGTCGAACCTGTGGTTTAATAAATCTATGACAAATACAATTCAAGTATCACCACAGGCACAGGCAGAAATGTTAGAAATCCTAAAGGCTAATGACTCAGAAATTATGCCCGCAGGTCTTTTTGAGATTATCTGCGCTAAGTATCCAGTGGAACAATCCACACCGAGCGTTACAAGTGGAGACTAGTTATAACGGCTACCCGGCCTCTAAAGATCCGGAAGCTATAAAAATAAAGTCCTACCTTGTAAAAGGTACGGATCGTAAGCTGCGATGTGCTGAGAGCGTGGGGCCACTACTCGCAGCCTTCGCGGCTGAATTTCACGAGCTGATCGAGCCGATCGATGAGGGTACGTTTGACGATTGGGCATATGCGTACAGGATGGTTAGGGGTAATCCAACCAAACTATCGTGCCACTCATCCGGGACGGCCATCGATCTAAATGCGACGAAGCATCCACTAGGTAAGTTTGATACGTTCCCGGCTGAAAAGGTGCCAATGATTCGGGCCTTGGCTAAGAAGTACGGCCTCAAATGGGGCGGCGATTTTAAGAGCCGTCCGGACGATATGCACTTCGAGGTCAATGTGACACCGGCCAAGGCTAAAGCCTTAATCGAGAGTTTAGGTTTATAGTTATCCAAAATCCTTAAGGGCACTAAGGAGCACGAAATGAAAGAACAAGCAATAGCTGCTGCAAAATCCTACGGTCGCGCTGCGCTGGCTAGCGCCGCTGCGCTGTATATGTCTGGTATATCAGATCCGAAAGTATTGGCTAACGCGTTTATCGCCGGGCTAATCGGGCCATTACTTAAAGCGCTTCAACCTTCCGAAGGTCAGTTTGGGGTCAAGAAGTAATGGAACAAGTCCAGCTCGTAGTCGGTATAACTTTGGGGAGTTGTACCATTTTGGGGCTGGGGGCTGGGCTTATCCGTCACTTTGTAAAATATTACCTGTCCGAGCTAAAGCCTGACAGCAACGGCGGCCATAACCTACGCGGTCGCATTGACCACATAGAGGCCCGTCAAGAGCGTATGGACGTAAAGATCGACAAGATCTACGAAATATTATTGGAGACACGCCTAGCCAGGTAATTGCCTTTTGTCAGTGGTAGGCCTCATACTGATACTACAAACGCCGGGAGGGCTACTCGGTTTGGTAGCTGCTCGGCCTTAACAAAGGGCGAACAATGAACAGTATGGACCTATTAATAGGCCTTGCCGCTTGCGGTATGGGCTTTATGTTTATGGTGATCGGGTATTCAATCGGTTACCGCCAGGGGCACGGCGAAGGGTTTATTCGCGGCCGGGCAATAGCACAGGCTCTGAAAGATAAGGAGCTAATCTAATGGGATTCTTAGATAATTACGAGGATGTAAATAGCAGGATTAAGCGCTTTCGATCCGAGCATCCGACAGGCAGACTTGTTGCCATTATCGAGGATATGGATTTAACCAAGGGTACGATCTTAATCCGGGCCGAGGCCTATCGTGAATACGAAGATCACGTACCGAGTGCCGTGGATTACGCATATGGCAACGTTGCCTCGCTACCTAACAATATGAAGCGCTGGCTAGTAGAGGATACTGTCACTTCCGCTTATGGACGTGTCATCGGGCTTTTAAGTCCTAGCGATGCCGGAAGGCCTACACGTCAGGATATGGAAAAGGTAGAAGTGCTACCGGCTGATTCTGACCCGTGGAGCACCAAGGCTGCCATCGAGGACATTCCAACAATGGCCACAGCTATCACCGATATCGCAGCGAATCTAGGCGGTGAATTAGTAGCTGCAGCGCCGCGCTGTCCGCACGGCACGATGGTTTGGGCCGAGGGAACGGCCAAGACCACAGGGAAACCGTGGGCCGCGTACAAGTGCACGGAAAAGAACCGGGCTAATCAATGTACCCCACGTTGGTATGTTTTAGCTTCTGACGGTAAGTGGAAGCCACAGGTATAAAATGGCTAAAGAGTTTACAGAGGCCGGGCTATTTGATTACATTAAGACACGCTACTTAGAGGATTTAGAGATGAGTAGCGATGCCTTCGAATATATAGATGCAACCAGCCAGGGCTATCGGTTAATCATCGAGCTAAAGTGCCGCCATACACACTATGACGAGTTAATCCTGGAAAAGGATAAGCACGAGTCACTGGTACAACAGGCGGACAAACTAGGCTTTACGCCGTTTTATATCAATTCAACGCCTGAGGGCATATATGCGTTTAACCTACGCAAGATAAAGGTCACTTGGACCACGCGAAAACTGCCGGCATCAACCTATAACAAGACTATCCCGGTTGATAAAACGGTCGCGTATTTACACATAGACGAGGCGGTAAAACTGTAATGGGAGAATTGACGTTTATTAAAGATGGCTACGCAACCACGATCCACGATGACGGAAATATAACCGTGGTAGCTGCTCAATATTGCGATCAATGCAAAAGCTGGCAGACAGGACTGGGTGGATTCAATGTACGCGATGTGACCGGCGAAGTCGTAATGTGGCTGTGTGCCGATTGCAGGGCGTAATGACCACATATAAATACGAGTGCCGTAAATGCAAGAAGGTAACCGAACAAATCGAACGCATCATTACGGACAACCTGCCGCCTAACGTTAAAACCCTGCAATGTACTAAATGTGGGGTTATGGGCGTATGTCTAATGGAGTCCCAGGATGCCGATGTATGAATATGAGTGCGTTATGTGCAATATACGCTACGAGCTAGAGCAACCGATTACATCCGTATCGGCCCCTATGTGCTGTGGTACGCATATGCGCCAGGTTTACCACGCGCCTGGTATCAGCTTCAAAGGAACCGGATGGGGTCATCAGTGAGCGAGACTCTAGATATGGAGTTCGGCTATAACTTGATCGATACGGGCTCATCGGACGATTACTACACACCAGCGCATATATTCGAGGCGTTAGGTATTGAGTTCGATTTAGACGTAGCCTCGCCTGAGGGTGGTATTCCGTGGATTCCGGCTAAACGCCACTACACAATTATCGATGACGGCTTGGCTTCGCCTTGGGATGGTACGGTGTGGATGAATCCGCCGTACTCGTCACCGCGTAAATGGATTGAGAAGTTTATAGAGCACGGTGACGGCATATGCCTAGTACCTACATCGAAGGCTAATTGGTTCAAGCAGGCCTGGGATCAGGCCGACGGCGTTATGTGTATGGACCCGGCGCTTAAGTTCGTCCGTGGTAATAGCTTCGCGCAGATTCAATATCTGACCATTATGTTCGCGATGGGCGATCAATCAGTAGCTGCGTTAAAGCGTTCAGGGTTAGGTAGGGTGCGATGAATAAGTTATCCACAACCCCTAATAACCTGTGGACAACACGCCGGCAGCCCGTTAAAGTTATCCACATTATTGCTTTGTACTTGACCTATGGGATACGCTCCATACGCGCTGGCGAGCCGCTGAGGCGTGTAGCTCGCAGGCGCTGTTTGGTGCTATTGGGTGCGCTCTGTGTATTAGGCACAACACCAGCCTCAGCTATAAACACACCAAAAGACATTAATAACTATAAGTTATATGCACACTTTAAACTAATAGATGCCAAGGAATATAGATGTTTAGAGCTCCTATGGACACGTGAATCACAATGGAATCCAAGAGCTGATAATCCTAAATCTACAGCCTATGGAATCCCACAAATGCTACGAATGAAGGAACGTGATCCATATAGGCAGATAGATATTGGGCTTCGCTATATCAAACACAGATACGAGACAGCCTGTAATGCGTGGGCACACCATAGAAAGACTGGTCATTACTGATGGTGCACGGTAGGCAGGACCCTAGATTAACCAGGAAATACAAAGCTCAAAGGTTAGTCGTGCTTAATAGAGATGGCTGGACCTGTGCGTATTGTGGGCAAGATGCCACCACGGTAGACCATATCCAATCAATTAAACACGGAGGCGATCCGATTAGCCTTGAGAATATGATCGCTTGCTGCAAGCGCTGTAATAGCTCTAAAGGTTCACGTTCACAGGGGGTTTTTTTAGCGTCGAAGTCTACCCCCCCTGCCTTTCCGAGCAATTCCTCCCCGAAAACCACCAGTACGGTCCCAGCCGGTCCGTGCGTAGGCCAGATTGAACAGGATTAGTAAATATATGACCCAGACCATTACACCCCGTAAGGGGGCTACTGA